TGTGGCGTTAGTCGTTCCCACGATTTTTAATCAGAAAAACAAACGACGATCCCCAGTATCCAGGGAGGGATATCGACACATCCTGTAGTGTTTACGCTTGTGTGGCTGACAACCCACAATGTATTGCATGTACAGAAGCCTTTGTGAAGTTAGTGTGCACATTGGTTGTTGAAAATTGAGCACTTGAAAGGCACCTATTGCCATAAGTAGGCGAACCTTTGTATCGTTAGTTCGTTAAAGTAAGAACGTAGTCAGTGGATTTTTAATTTCATTCCGGTTTTGCCCGATAAATAACCGGTTGGATGACCGCACACAAAGTGTGTTGACATCCGGAAAGACGGATAGCGTCTCAAGCGAACATTGAGCCAGCGTAGGACATTCGCAAGGGCATGTGATTTGCTCTAAATGGAAAGTACGTAATCATTCAACATGAGCACGTACGCAAAGGACCCTCTAACAGAGAGCCCTTCTGGCTTCGTCACCCAGGAAATTTCAAACATTGAGCTCGGGAAACCGGCTCCGAAGGACATCACGTCCGTTACCGAGCGCCTGTCAAGCGCACAGCGGTCTAAACCGCTCCCAGAAAGGAAGGACCCTATCGCAAGGGCCACAGAACAGAAGCATGTTTATGGCCTTATTAGCGAAAAGATCAAACGGTCCAAGAGGACTCAGAAGCATAAGCCCGCAGACAAACTCTCAAAAGAGAAACGCCGCGAAGAGATCGCGGCGCGTCGCGCTGAAGCTATGAGATCTAAGAACTGGCTTGCCCAGATGTCGGACATTGAGTACGAAGGACTCTTTAACGGCAAATTCGGATTGAATAAGGAGACAAAAGAATCTATGGAGAAAGTCTTCAGTGAAACGATGGACAAGTTCAAGGATGTTGCGAATAACAACAATGTTGTTTTGAAACACATCTTTGGTCTGGAGAATGCGGGAACTGTATTATCTATGTTGGCATCAATTGTCATTGCGTTTATTGGAGTACGGATGGTCGGCAATTTTGGTGATTTCTTTGGGTTTGTTTTGAAATTTGTGATGGGTGTTGCATTTTTCAGAGTCAGTCATGGCTTTGTTGCGTCTATGTTCGACTCGATGTGCGAGGAGGAGTTGGACGATTTTGAGATGGGTTTATCTCTTGATGTTATTGAAGAACAAATCAAAGCGTGTGAGGATGCAGGTGCAAAAGCGCCTAAGAAATTGTATGCAAGAAGAGATTTTCTCAGGGCAAACCCCGACAAGAACCCTCAGCCCCAAGAGGAGCGTGAGGAGCTTGAGCATGAGGGCCTTATGGACAAACCTTTGGCCTTCACCCACCTTTTAGGTGGCTTTGTCAACACCGCTCTCGGTGTGGGCATTGGCTTTTTGCTCTCAGGTGCGCAGAAGGGTGCATTGAAGAAGCTGATCAATGATCATAAGCTTTTGAGCGATGCCAGATCACTCCTGAGTGAGGTCATGGGCTGGATAGCCAAGACCTTTGATGGGATTTTCGGGACCTCTTTCAGCAAGCATTATTCGAAGAATGGTAAGCTGGAGAAGTGGGGTTCCGACGTGGCCGCTCTGTACGAGGAGTTCGCCGGAGGAAAGCTCACTGATGCAACACAAGGTGCTAAACGCGTCTACCAGTTGCGTATGAGAGCTATTGAACTTAAGAAGGACATGTCTATGACAGCGTCTGCCGCTTCGTACATGCAAATGATGATGCAACTCATTACAACTATGGAGAACTATTATGGTCATCAGGGCGTGAGCCCCACGGATCGTATGGAACCTGTTGTCGTGTGTTTCAAGGGTGCGTCGGGAATCGGCAAGTCAACTATAACGCCTGCTTTTATTGATGCAGTTTTGTGCAAATCTGTGCTCACAAAGGAACAAGTGAGTGAGTACATGACGAACAAAGATTCGCAGTTGTATCAGCTCCTCCCTGAGGAGGATCATGTTAACGGGTATAATGGTCAGGAGGCCGTGGTCATTGAAGACATGGGTCAATTCTTAACACAGAAGGGCCAAAAGGACGATATGTTTCCGATTATTCGGTTCAAGAACACGGCGCCATGCCGCTTGAATGCAGCTTCACTGGAGAAGAAGGGTGTACTTACATTCACTTCATCTTTGATTGTCTGCAACACGAACCTGGAACAGTTTTATCCCCCTTCTATTCTTTCGCCGGAAGCTTTCTTGCGTCGGTTTGATTTTTGGATCAAGCTGGTACCACGCAAGGAGTATAGCACCGACAAGACAAAGGAATTGGGCCCGGAGAAACGCCGTTTGGACCGGGAGAAGTGCAATGGCGTTCTGGACACAGAGGCTTGTGAGTACCACTTGGAGTACATCCCTAATTTCGAGCACCCGACTTTTACAACGAGGGAAATCGTAAACTGGGATACACTCATTAACAAGGTGTGCGAACTTGTCAAGAAGCAGAAGGAACGTCACGCGTCACTCAACCAGGCGCGCAATGACCGCATCAAGAAGATCATCGAGGAAATGGAAGCTGAGGCTAAGGCCAAGGTGGAACAGGACAACGTTGAACGCAAAGATGCAACAGAGATCAAGCATGAAGGCTTGTTTTATCCTTTCCGAAAAGCGGCGAACATCGTCGGAATAGGGAGGAGAAGGAGCCTGATTGATCGCGCCAAAGCGACTACATCCATGCTCGCCAAATGGTTCTCAGATATTACAAAGTCATTTATCAGAGTTCTCAGGCTTGAGCAACAAGAGAAGTGGATTCGCCGCGCACTTATGCTGGTGCTTGTTTTTGTGGGCGTAGCACTCACATTCAAGTTTATTGGCTGGTTGTGTGGCTTATTACCTTTCATTGGTCGCAAGCGCAAGGACGAGTTATCTTTCACTGATCCTGCAGAATTTTTCGAATACACGCACCAACAAGCGTGTGCAGCCTATGGGTTTGCGGCCCCTCCAGAGAGGCCAACAAGGAAAGTGCGCAAGAGGCTGGTTAAAGCTTGGCGCGAAGACATGGATGTGCAAAAGTATGCCAAGGCCTTTGGGGCCACATTGAAATGTAAACCGGAGGAGCTTGACAAGTTTGTGGCGGATTACGAAGCCCAGCTTTTTGATCAGCCTGATCACAAGGATTTGCCGTTCCACGTCAAATTGGCGAAGAGCATAAGTGGTCGCAACCAGTGGCACATGTATGAGCCTGATGAGGACATTGACTTCGACATGAAGGTCAGTGGTGGGATACTCACCATGATTTGCGGTCGTACGGCAATGCTGAATGCTCATTTCATCCGCTGGTTCCGCGAGCGCTTTGCGGAGCAGCCTGATGCTGAGATCCTGCTTGTGCAGCACGGAAACGTGCGCAGGCAGGTGAGAGTGCCAATAGCTGCTTTTGCAGACGACGCCAACCTTGTGATGGACAGGGACCGTGATGTCGCATTTGTGCGCTTCGGAAAATATATGCCGGTGTGCCGTGACATTCGTCGGTTCTTTGCCTCGGAAGAGGCAACCCGGCAGAATCGCGATTTCGAGACTGCGCTGATTGCTCTGCGAACTCCACGAATGGTGGAGCGCATGGAGCTGCGCAAGAGAACGACCTCAGGTGTTGTGTACGCTAAGGACGGCTCAGTGCACAATCAGATTTTCACATACTACGCTGATACCATCAACGGAGATTGTGGATCAATGATCATGTACACAGGAGACTATGCTAAGCACACCGAGAGGATCATCGGGATTCATATGGGAGGCAACAATGATGGGCCCACGAAGAGAGGCTTTGCAAGCATTCTTACACGTGAGGTTTTGGATAAGATGTTGCTTGAGTTTGAACCGGAGCCAAGGCTTGGAGAGCTTGAGGTGACTGAGGAGACTGGCTTGCTCGATGAGGAGACAAGCCATGTGGTCACAAGGACAGTGGATAAACCTGTTTTCCAATCAATGAAGACCTGCATTAAGAAATCCGCAATTCATGGAATGCTTGAGGAACCGTCGAAAAGACCAGCAATTTTGAGCAAGAAAGCCCTGAATAAGGCTTTGAAGAAGCAAGATGCTTTGAATGTTACTTTGAATGAGGATGACCTCGAGGCGTGCGCTGATCACGCTTTTGAGTCGTTGAATAAATGTATCAAGCACAGGGGCCGAAAGCTTACTTTCGAGGAAGCTATTGTGGGATTGCCTGAGCTGAAAAGCTTCAGGAAAATTGATCGCAGCACGTCCGTTGGGTGGCCTTTGTGCCATGATCCCGAGATTTTCGATGGGAAGAGGTCTATGCTTGGCCACGGCGAAGAGTATGACCTCAACAATCCCAAATTGTTGGAGATTCGCAGGAAGGTTGAGGCGTCTATAGCTCGGCTCGAGAACGGCGAAGTACCTGACGTCGTGTTCATGGACATGATGAAGGACGAGAACCGCCCTAATGAGTCTGTGGACGCCATGAAGACTCGCCTGATTGCTGCTTGCCCTTTCGAGTGGACCATCATTTACAGAATGTATTATGGTGCTGTCTGCAATGACATTATTGAAGGCAGGATTGACAACGAGTGCTGCGTTGGCATCAACCCACTCGGCAAGGAATGGGACTATTTGTCTCGGACGCTGAAGAAGTACGGGCAGCATGTGGTTGCAGGCGATTTCAGTTCCTTTGACAACAGCCAGACTTGTCAGGCTATTGAAGCGACTATGGGCGTCATGAATCGATTGACCGGCCACACCGGTGAGCGGGACCAAATGGTCCTCGCTGGTCTTTCAGTGACGATTTCTCAAGCCCAGCACATTGTTGGGAACAAGATTTTTGAGAACACACACGGCATGCCTTCG